GAAAAAAGTCTTATAAATAAAACTACTTAGGTCGAAACAATGTCTTACCCAATGCCCACAAAACAGTTTAGTAATCTCGATTGCCGCTATTGGCATATTGAGGGTGCTCCCCTGTTTGTGGATATGGAAAGACATATTTAAGATGTAATCCATAAAAGCAAATAAGAAGGGGAGAGAAACCAAAAGTTTCCTCCCCTTTTTTGTTGCCTGTGTCAGTTTCCTAAGTGTCCACCAGTCCCTCCCCAGAGACCAAACGGTGGTATTCTATACAAGTGGTTGAGAGACCACACCCCGAACCTAGACAACCGAATATTTATCTCATATTATTTGGGTCTGTAACTCAGTTGGTAGAGTATCGGGCTTTTAACCTGTAAGTCGTCGGTTCGAGCCCGACCAGACCCATATGAGAGAGTGGCTACTGTCGGCAATATGTGTGGCGGAGGTCTGTAAAACCTTTACATTGGAACCATCGGGGGTTCAATTCCCTCCTCTCTCACCTTGGCCCATTAGTGAAGTGGTCTATCACGCTTCTCTGTCTAAGAAGTATCACGGGTTCGAATCCCGTATGGGTCGTTGCTACGCTGCCGATGGAGTGTCCCTCCTTGGTGGTTGTAGCATCAAGTTCCTATCGACTAGCGGTTAGGTCACCACCCTTTCAAGGTGGTAGCACGGGTTCGAATCCCGTTAGGAATACCACGGAATGTAGCTCAGTTTGGTAGAGCTCTGGTTTTGGGAACCAGTTGTCGCAGGTTCGAATCCTGTCATTCCGACCACGGGGAGTAGCTCAGATGGTAGAGCACGGGATTGAAGATCCTGGTGTCGGTGGTTCAATTCCACCCTCTTCGGCCTGGAATCGTAGCTCAGTGGTAGAGCACTCGGCTGATAACCGAGCGGTCACAAGTTCAAATCTTGTCGGTTCCACTTGCCCAAACTTTATTCAAAAGTTGGGTTGAACGGAAAACTGAAAGGTAAAAGAAACCTGTCAGTATGCTTATTACTATCAAACGCAAAGGCTATAGAACACAGTCTCGTTAAAGTCGAGACAGGGTAATAAGTTGAACACAGTTAGTATTCCAACGATTAGGTCCAACAAGTAAATCTAATGAGTAGAATAAAGGAGTAAGCAACGTAAGGACATCATTTGTAGTGTAACGGTAACACTCCGCCATAGCACTTGCGTTTTGGGGGCGGCAATGGGGGTTCGAATCCTCTCAAATGATATACCTACGATATGGAAGATTGGCAGAGTGGTTAATGCATCGGTTTGCTAAACCGTGAGGGTAACACCTCCGTTGGTTCGAATCCAACATCTTCCGCCTTGGCAGTATAGCTCAGTCTGGCAGAGCACGGGTCTCATATTCCTATGGTCGGTGGTTCAAATCCATCTACTGCTATGTGTCGTTAGCCTAGTGGTAAGGCAGTGGTTTGTGGAACCACCCAGATGGGTTCAATTCCCATACGGCACCCCATTGAGAAATCGTCTAATGGTAGGACACCTCCCTTTGAAGGAGTTTATCTAGGTTCGAGTCCTAGTTTCTCAGTCAGTCCGTGTAGCCCAATGGAAGAGGCAATAGACTAAGGATCTATTTGTTGGAGGTTCGAATCCTCTCACGGACACCTTGTTGGGTTGGTGCAATTGGTAGCATCTTGGTCTCCAAAACCAAAGATCAGAGTTCAAGTCTCTGACCCTTCGCCAAGTCCTTTTAGCTCAGTGGAACAGAGCAGTAGGCTACGAACCTATGTGTCGGGAGTTCGAATCTCTCAAAGGACGCTTGACAAACTTTCCAAAGTTTGTTACTATATAAAGAGATAGAGGTTAAGTCCCTGTTATGCCCTTATGAGGTATATCACACTTAATCCATCTTAGTGGGGAAGTGTAACGGTTGCACAGAAGTCTCATAAGCTTCAGGTAGGAGGTTCGATTCCTCCCCCCGCCACCAAATGCCGTTGGTAGTCTAGTGGTCAGGACACCCCGACAAGGGAGTTGGAGAAGTAGGGGTTCGATTCCCCCACAACGGCACACTCATTCCCCTATAGCTCAATTGGCAGAGCACGGAGCTGTTAACTCTGGGGTTGTTCGTTCGAGTCGGACTGGGGGAGTTGGATGGACTTCGGTTCTTCCATAAGAGTCGGAATCATCATATCCGACTCACGTGCCTCATTAACTCAGTGGCCAGAGTACTCGCCTTGTAAGCGAGTAGTCCTCGGTTCGAATCCGAGATGGGGCTCTTGACATAATACTCATTATGTCTTATACTTTTCCTATCCGTGTGAAGGAAATGTGCTGGGAGAGAAATCTCCCACTTTGCGGTTGTAGTTCAGTGGTAGAACGCTATCCTTCCAAGTTAGATGTCGCCCGTTCGAATCGGGTCAGCCGCTTCGGGAAACCGAATTCCCGTTAATATCTAAATAAACCAAGTGATGAAACCTCAAATACTCGTTGAGTCACTGAACTAAACGGAGTTTGTCGAAACTCCTTACATCCGCAGGTGTTATTCTGTGAGAAAATATAGAGGTACTATTATGTTTAAATCCGCAATCGCAGCTGTTGCTGCAACTCCTTTCCTTGCTTCGGCTGCATTTGCTGGCCCTTATGTTGAAAGCAAGACTACTGGTGCCGTTGTTGACGGTGATTATACTGGTGCTCAAACCGAATTGCGTGTTGGTTATGAGCAAAAGACTGGTGGTGTAACCGTGTTTGGTGAAATCGGACCTGGTTATGAGTGGAATAATGGTGGCACTAATGAAGGAGTTGCCGTGGGTGAAGTTGGTGTGAACTTCCCAATTGCTAACAACCTTACTGGTAAAGTAAAAGTTGCTGGTGAGTATGGTTTTGATTCTGAAGTGTTTGGTCTTGGTGGTGAACTGAAAGTTCGTTACTCTTTCTGATAATTTTTACATAATGTAAATTGGGGGTTGACAAACCCCCCTTTTTAATATAGTATAAGTAACGAGTTAGGAGGTTTATGTCTCTTATTTCCCAGCGTGATAGAGAAGTTGCTATTGCAGCACTTGAAAAGTATGCTGCTGATGTAGCAACAACTGAATATTATCTTGGAGAACCACATCATTCTTCTATGGAAGTCAATGCTCTTCTAAACTGGATCAAACTAGAATATCAGAAGAATGAAAATTAATCTTTGGTATTGTTCTGATATGAATCAATGGCGTTGGACACTAACAGATGATCATCGACCAATTGTAAAACAAGAATCTGGTCAAAGAGAAAATCTACGGGATGCTATGAATGATGTAGCAAATACTGTAGAATATATGATGGGCGATTAGCGCAGCGGTAGCGCAGCTGCTTTACACGCAGTTGGTCATTGGTTCGAATCCGATATTGCCCACTTTATAAATACTTTAAAAAAAGAAGTATAATGGAAACTTTATATAAACTTTTAAGTGATACGCAAGCATCACTCTTTTTATTATTTCAAAAAACTTGGGTTTATCATTGGCATGTTGTTGGACCTGATTTTAAGCAGATTCATGATTTGTTTGGAGAACAGTATCTTGCTATTCAAGAAGAGGTTGATCGTATCTCAGAACACATGAGATTTTTAGGTGTTAAGCCCATTAGTTCTCTTTCAAGAGTTGTAGAAGTTTCTGGAGTTTCAGAAGCAAAGTCTAATATTTCTGAAATGGAAATGATTCGTGATCTTCTTGAAGATCATAAAAAAATTGTCACTATGCTTGATGCTGCTGCTGTAGAATCGGAAAATAAAAGATCGAGAGGTACTGTTAATCTTCTTGATGATTTAAATGAAGCACATGGAAAATTCATTTGGATGTTAAGATCATTTACTGAGTAATTTAATAAGATGGAAAATTTAAGAATCAGATGCCGTTCTTGTGGAAAAGAAATGGAAGGGCATCCTACTAGAACAATTACTTGCGGATGTCCGAACATGGCAACGATTCGTGGCGATAAGATTTCGGCAGTTGACTTATCATCAGTTGTTATGCTAAACTCTTATCATAGTAAAGCAAAGTCTAGTGTTCTCACTACTGAAGATATTGCCTGGCAAGAGGCAAGAAGACAACGTAAAGTAAAACGTTTAGATTTTGAAGTCCGTTGAGGACTTTTTGGAAGGTCAATCCGATTGGCGACGGAACCTGTCTTGAAAACAGTTGAGGTGTTAAAGCCCTTGGGAGTTCGACTCTCCCACCTTCCGTTTAAAACTATTACAAATTTAAGATTCTCTTAATCTATATTTTTGTATCAACACAAACTTGACATACTAGAATTACTCACTAGTATAACTAGTAGTATTCAACTTAACCCCTATGGATCAACACACCTATGATAATTGGGTGAAGATCAAGGAGACCTTCGAAAAGTCTGGTAACACAGATAATATGTTTTACAAAAGATCTGTAGAAATTGTAAAGACTCGCAGAGATCCTCTTGCAAAGTTTCTTGGAGATGAAAAATGATGGAACCTTTTGATGATGACTATGTAACTCGTACAGAAGTCCAGGAGATGATCGATGCAGCAATACGACGACACAACCGTAATGCTTCTATCATTAGTATGTGCGTTGGTTGGGTGGTTCTTGCTTTATTTGCTGAGGGACTTTTGAGACTTGTAGGAGTGATTCCACCACTACTTCCTTTTCTTAAAATTACATTGAACTAATGGTATCAATTACAGAAGAAGATTTAAAAGAATTGCAAAGAATAGTTTTACAACAGAAGATAGACGAATTATTTGAAGAACCATCTACTTACGAGGATGAAGAAGATGAGTAGTACAATTTTTAAAGCAATTTGTATTTTTGGTCTCATAGCAATTTTTATAAATTGGGGACTTCACAATGCCTATCCACAATAAGAAGTATCAGTTTGCAATGTCTGCTTTTGTAAGAATGCACGGGCATGGTGTGAATTATAATCATGATATCAGGCAGTTTTGTATAGAATGGTCTGAGTGGGATGTGAATGCCCCTCTGTCAGGACTAAATGAGGTTGACCAATACTTTTACTATGAATATAAGAATTGGAGAGGAAGATGATTTTTCACATCGTAGAAACACTCGCAGCAAGTCCAGTCTGGTTGGGACTTTGTGGTGCAGGATTGACAATCTTACCCTTTATGGGTATAATGCTTATACACCGAACTAAATAACGGTGTATCCGGATATCGCCTAACTTGGTCATGGCACCTGCTTTGGGAGCAGGAATAATTTCAGTTCAAATCTGAATA